ACGGGTGCTGGCGGGATGAATGGCTTGTCGAAGTTCTTCAGACAATGGCGAACAACCCGCAACACGACTATATCGCCCTGACAAAGACGAGCCTGCCCGCACTCAATAAGAAGATCGGCGCCGCACTTGCAATAGTCGACGGAGACTTCGACCTGTATATCGGGAAATCTATCACGACGCAGGTGCAAGCGGACGCTTTCCGTGCGGAGAATGAAATTATCGACTTTTTGAGCATAGAGCCGTTGCTCGAACCCATTGACCTGAAAGACGGCGCACAAATGATCCACGCGATCATTATCGGAGCGGAAACAGGAAACCGCAAAGGCAAAGTCAAACCCGCCGCCGACTGGGTGCGCGATCTCGTAAAACAGGCGGACAGCAACAAGATCAGCGTGTTTATGAAGGAAAGCCTTCGCTCGATAATGGGTGCCGAGTTCCGTCAGGATCCGCTTCCGTGGAGGAGGATCGGAAAATGATACATCTAGGCGACGTAACGAAAATAGACGGATCCGCCGCCCCTCTCGTCGACGTTATAATCGGCGGAAGCCCCTGTCAGGATCTTTCCGTCGCTGGGAAACGTGCAGGGCTGGACGGAGCCCGCTCCGGGCTGTTTATGGAGCAAATCAGAATAATCAAGCAAATGCGAAGGAGATGCCAAGATGCTGGAGCAAATGAAATTAGACCTCGATACTTTGTGTGGGAGAACGTCCCCGGAGCCTTCAGCTCCAACGGCGTACGCTCTGGAGAACAAGCGGAGCGATCGTGGGCGACGGGTATTCCGTTGCGTGGCGGGTGCTCGACGCTCAATTCTGGGGAGTCCCCCAGCGTCGCCGTCGCATCGCACTTATCGCAGATTTTGGAGGCGCGACCGCTCCCGAAATACTATTTGGCGGCAACAGCGTGTCAGGGCGTACTGAGACGGGCGGAACGACGCGGCAAGGATCTTCCGCCGATATTGAAGGCGGCGCTGGAGCGGCAATCGGCTTTGATTATTTGCAAGGATCAGGATCCCGCGGAATAGGTGCCGAAACCGAACGCTGCGGAACAATCCGAATACAGCCGCATATCGCAGTATGTCAAAAGCCGATCGGCTTCAACTACACCAACAGCATCACGGCGAAAACAAACCCGACAATCGACAAAGCCGAAGCTCTTCGTGCTTCGGGTGGCGGCGGCGCCGCCGTGTGTTACGCCTTAGACCGCGCATCGTTCAATCAGGGAATTAACGCGCAATACAATCCGAGTATTACCGATGACGGAATTATTCAGACGATTGTTTCAAAAGGTCCGGGCGCCGTGTGCGTGAAAGACAGCGCCGAAGTATATGACGCTCGCGGAAACGGCAACGGGGAAATAGTTCCGACTATTACAGGCGACCACAATGACCGCATAACGGACTACACGGCGGTCGTAACGCAAAAGCCTACATACTGTCTGCAGGGCAACGGAATCGACCGCACGGAAAAATCGGGATGCAACGGAAAAGGCGTCAAGGAAGGCGTGTGTTACACCCTGAACACCACCGACCGCCCGGCGGTAAGCGACGGCGCCGAAGGTTACATAGTCCGCCGCCTGACGCCGCTCGAATGCGAACGACTGCAGGGCTTCCCGGACGGCTGGACGGACATCGGCGAATGGGTGGATGTGAAAGGCAAGACGCGGCAAACCACGGACGCGGCAAGGTATAAGGCGCTGGGTAATTCAATCGCGATCCCGCCGTGGAAATGGGTGCTCAAGCGTTTATGTGCCAATTACGAACGCGATGCCACTATGGCGAGCTTATTCGACGGGATCGGCGGCTTCCCGCTCATCTGGGAACGCCTGAACGGCGCGGGCACCTGCATCTGGGCGAGCGAGATCGAAGAGTTCCCGATCGCCGTAACAAAAAAACATTTTCAAGGAGCAACGGTATGAAAAAACAAACAAACCCCTACCGCGGCGGAGTCGAGTGTTCTCTCAATATTACACGCCAGACCAACACGAAAGGAATGAAGGTTATGACGACGCGCGAAACGCCTACGACTCACAACTACGGCAAGCTGATCGTTTTCGACTGCGCCAAATGCGGCACAAATCTCTGCGCTTGCTATGAAACGGATCCCGCCCGCGGCGGCGGAATACACGAAGAATGGCACTATTGCAGTAAATGCGGCAACCCGCTCGACTTCGGCGAGTTCTATCATAAGCCGGAACAGCCCGATCCGCCGCCTACGTCGGACGACGACATTAAATTCGAGGAGTAATGCATGGAAACGAAAAAAGAACAACCTTTCAACGGGATGAAATGGGAAAAGACGTCGAGCACAAGCTGGGAAGCCCGCGGACAAAACGGCACTTTCTATCTGAAAGCCAACTGCGGCGGCTGGCGCGGGGAATACATCCCGACAAACCCCTACGGCAAACGGTTCTATTTGCGCTGGACGAAGAAGATCCGCGAGATCAAGGACTGGTGCGAAAATAATCACTACTGGGAGGAACCGAAGCGTGAAAACCCTGTCAATATGGCAACCATACGCAAGCCTTATAGCGATTAAAGCCAAGCAATATGAAACGCGGGGCTGGGCGACGAAATATCGCGGCCCGCTCTTGATCCACGCCGCCGCCAAGTCGCCCGCCGCCGTTTACAAGATACTCGATAACGACGTCGTCGGGGAGATCGAGAAGGCGCTCGCTCCACTCGGCTCTACGAGCGAGAATATCGGGCACCTGCGGGCGAAATGCCTGCCGCTCGGGAAAGTGATCGCGATCGCAAATTTGACCGACTGCATTGAAATAACGCCCGCATTCGCCGCGTCCGTAAGTGCGGAAGAAAGAGCCTTCGGCGACTGGACGCTCGGACGGTATGCGTGGAAGCTCGAAAGCGTGAACCCGCTCCCGCTCTTCATTCCCGCCAAAGGACAACAAGGGATCTGGAACTTCCAGACCGACAAAATCAACGAAAAAGGAGAATATACCCAATGAGCGCACAAAGCGACTACAAGGCGGCGGCTGCCGCACTCGAAAAGTTCTGCAACGAAGAGACAAACTTCGCCGTCGAGATTCTGACGGAAAACTACCCCCTGAGCGTAAAGTTCACACCCAACGCGCAGATGAGCCTGTTCGATTCGGAAAATTACACCGTCGACGAAAACGGAGAGATCGGCAATATACTCATCAGCGTCGGGCAGTCTACCCGCGTTCTATCCACGCTTCGCTTCAAAATGGACGCGAAGCTCATGAAGAAAATGATCAAGCTCTCCGAAAAGGTCGGCAACGCATATCTTCACGCTTTCCGCGAAGGTGCCCAGTTTGCGCCCGCGGCAATCGAGAAGGCGACGGATCTATTTGTCGACGAGCTCTGGAAAACCTGCATCCCCGATACGTCGGTCGTGATATTCAACAGCCGCAAATACAAGCAGGCGCTGAATACCGTGCTCAAGAGCGTTCTTTCCGGCGACGAGGTAAAGATCCCCGATGATCTTCCCGAGTCGCCTCCGCGCAAATATCGGGCTGACATATCGCTCTATAATCTATTCCCGACAAATGCGGACGAATCGCCCAGCGACCACGTCGGCGGCGACGTCGAATACTTCACGGAAGGCGAGGATCTCGAAGCCGTGAGAGACGAAGCCGTCAATCAAATCGCCAGCGTTTGCTTATCGCGCGACATTCCCGCAGGGCAGAGCTTCGGAATAGTTTTGACGCTTTCCTGCAACGATGAGCACGTCGATACCGACGAAGGATCCGCGACGTGGGACGGTTCGGAGGTGCATATTGAAATTTAACGCCACCCGCCGCCCGCGGCGATGCGTTATATGCGGCGCGGCTATCAAGACCGAGTACGGACACAATGCACAACCGATCGCTGCGGGAACGTGCTGCGACGTCTGCAATTACAGCGTCGTCGTGCCGGCAAGAATAGCCGCCGCCTTAAATCAAGGAGGAAATCGGAAACAATGAAATGTGCAGACTGCGAAAACTGCAAATTCGAGCAATGCAACGGCGGTGTGAACCGCTTCTATTGCACACATCCTGCGGCGGCGGCAAGCGTAAACGCAGGCGCCCGCCTGATCGCGAGAACCGAACGGCACAGCACGGAGCTTCCCGTCAAGACAGCGCCGCGCTGGTGCCCTATCAAATACGACAAATAAGGAGACCGACATGAGTAACCAATTCAAATCAGTTTACACCAACGATCCCGCGAATATGGTCGCGGAAGCATTCGCGGAGCTTTACCCCGATGCCAAATACGAAGCGGCGCCCGCGCCCGAACTGTACGACGACAAAGGAACCCCTATATGTTCCTGCATCACGTTCCCGAATGAAGGCGACGATGCGGACGCGGTTCCGATTATCGTCGTCAACTCCCAGCTCGGCGTCGAAATCGCCGCCGCTGAGCTCGCGATGCAACTCATCCACGCCGCTCTCGGCTTTGAAAGCCTGAAGGGCGGGGAAGCCTACGACGCGGCGCTTAATGCCCTGAAGGTAAGATATAACGAAATCGGGAACGAACGCTTCCCCGAAAGCGCGGAGGCGGCGGAACCCGTCGGAGGTGGCGGCAATGAGTAACAAGAAAGATTATCGCGGCGGGTGCCTCATTCTTACCGTCGCCGCTCTTTGCTTCATCTGCCAGATCGTATTCCTGACGTTGAAGCTCTGCGGCGCGGTCGCGTGGCACTGGGCACTCGTGCTTCTTCCGATCATGATAATCGTCGGGCTTCCGCTCCTGCTTATAATTCTTTATGTTTTCCTGCGGCTTCCGTCGGAAATCGTGCGGAATTACCAAAGAAAGAAGCGCGTCGATGCGGAAGCGGCTAAATACGGAATGGAGCGTCAGCCCGGAGAATCGACGGGCGAGCTCAAAAAGCGCATAATCACCCGCAACCTAATCGCCGGAGAGTATTCCCGCAAAGACCTCAAGGATCACCTCCTGCAAAAATTCCCAGACTGCGCGAGCTGCGCTTTCCTCGTAAACAACCAGCC